TGGCAAAGCTGTTCAACACCAGCCGTGTAACCGTACGCAAAGCCCTGAAAGGGCAGAATCACAGCAAATTTGCCGACCGTATTCGCAAGGCAGCACTGGAGCGAGGCGGAAAGGAAACCGATTAATTACTTTAAAAATAGATATTATGGAAACAAAAAAAGAACTTTTGGACTGGCTGGACGAAGAAATTCTACAGTATGAAATTGAAGTCGAGAAATTGACACAGAAAATGAAAGAAAAAAGAATCACTGATTCAGGTGATCCTTATTATCTTAAAAGATTGGAGTTCAGAACTTACGCCGACGCATATCGGGACATTAAAATATTACTAAACGATTAATATTATGAAATCTTACCTTATTCTCATTAACTGGACGCTGTCGTTCGCAGGCCTGACAATGGGCACGGACAGCAATCCGCTGTGGGCAGTGGCTGCCGGAGTGGCATGGTTTATCGGCTCGAGCATCCTGCTCATGAGGGCCGACCGCAAAGGGACAATGGACAAAGTGCTCAAACATTTTGACTATTAATGTCAACAGCTTCATTTTTGCTTTTTTGCCGGAGAATGGAGTAATTAACTGATATTAAAACATTTATTTTCTATTTATTAACAACAATAATTATTTTAACTGACATGGTACAAATTTTTAAACAACAGGAAACCGGTGCCGAAATCCGCACCGAAATGATCGACAACGAACCCTGGTTCGTGGCCAAAGACATTTGCACGGCTCTTGAATACGCCGATACTGAAGTAGCATTAAGAAAATTGGAGTCTGACGAAAAGCTGATACGTAAAATTTACGCATCAGGTCAAAACAGGGACATGTGGATGGTCAACGAAAGTGGACTTTACAATCTGATATTTCAGAGCAACAAGCCGGAAGCCCGCAAGTTTCGGAAATGGGTAACTTCCGAAGTACTTCCCGAGATACGCCGAAGCGGCAGTTACCACTCGTCGGCCATCCACTACCGGCCGCAGAGCAACCAAGAGCTTGGACTCACCTTTCAGAACCTTGCCTTCAGGGAATTGCTCAAGGTGGAAAGCAGCCGCGTACGCAATCGGCTGGCTTCGCTTATCGACTTTTATGTGTCGCAAATTATGTAATATATCCTGAACGGTTTCAGGCGGGGTTCGATTCCCCGCACAGGAACAAAAAAAAAGCTGGTTTTTTCCTTCAAAAAAAAAATTGAAAAATGGGAACAAACGATATTATTCGTTACAATGACGAGCTGTGGATTTCCGAAGATTATCTTTCACGGAAGGTTGGCAGCGAATACGTCCGCATAGCCAAGTATCGTGCACGGCAGGGAGCATCCAGCTGGCAGCACGATACAATATGCGGACGTTGTTATTTCCGTTATGCATCGCTGCCCCGACTCACATCGCAGCGCCTTGGCAACTGCGAGGAATTGCTTGCACGCTCGGAAGAAGTGCGGAACGAAGTGGAAGCAATCGTTTCACGCGCCGTTTACAGCAGTTTTAAACGGTTTTTAAACCTGATGAATCCGGACGAAGCACGCAGTGCAGCCGTTATTCACGAAGCAGCAATCTACGTGAAAGCCAACGACATTTCCTTCTCAAAGTCCGATTTTTTCGAATCGCTTGCCCATGAAATCAGTTTAAGCGGACTGAAATACTTACCCTCCACCTGGCGTGTGTTGCGCGACAAAATACGGGCCTACACCGAAGGCACTACGCTCGATAAACTGGTATATGCCAAGAATAAAGGAAACCACAACAGTGCCGTACATGCCGCCAATCAGCAATTGCTGAGCTGGCTGATGGACTTGGGCAGCCGCCAGCAAAACTATTCGTCTGCTACCATATACCGGAAAATAGCCGTAATGTGCTCGCAAAACGGTATGCGTTCACCTTCCCAACGCTGGGTGAACAGCTGGTTTTCCGATCCGGCAACGCAGTTCGTCATTCAGGAACGCTACGGTGCAGGCAGTCGCTTCAACCACCGTTACCGCAGTTATACCCCGACGGCATCGGCACTCTATGCCGGCGATTGCTGGGACATTGACGGAACACGATTCAACCTGATAGACCACCGCGATACGGTAATGAAGGACGGCAAACCGGTAACGCTGAATCGTTATTTATACATTGTAGTAGTGCGTGATGTAATGAGCGGCCTTCCGCTCGGATGGATCTATTGCCACGAGGAGAGTGCCTCGGCCGTGGTCGATGCGATAGCCATGGCGGTACGCAATGCCGGATATTTGCCTTATGAGCTGAGATACGACCGCTTCCCCGGCCACAATTCCGAAAGTTGGACGTGGTTGGAGAACGAATTGCGGAAAGCAGGCGTAATCCTGACAGAAACCAGCAGTCCGAATGCAAAGAAGATAGAACGTTGGTTCGGTACGCTGCAAAGCGTATTCATGTCGGAGAGCAACCTGTATTACGGAGAAGGAATACAATCCACTCACCGTTCGGCTCACCGAAGCAAGGAATATGTTGCACGTATGCAGGCACAGGCACAAAGATACAACTTCAGTTTCGATGATGCCTGCCGGGAAGCAGACCACATTCTACATCATTTTGCCTCGACGCCCTATTGTGAGTACAGTTACAAATATCGCACCATCACCGAATCGCCGCTTCAACTCCACAACGCATGTTCTCACCCGAATGCCGTTACGATCGATTATCCGCATTACTGCCGGTTATTCGGACTGCGTAAGGAATTGAGCATACGCAATTACATGATTCAGACACAAATACAGGGAGCTGTTTACTACTATGCTGTCGACGATGTGGAAACGGTAGAAAAATATACGGGAGTAAAACTTACCTGTTGTTTCGATCCGGAAAACCTCGAAAAGATTCATTTATTTGATGGAGATACTTTCATGGGGACGTTCGACCGTCTTCCGGCAGCTCAACAATACGGGCCAAACAAGGACATGCGTTCGGTAGGAAAAATGAAAGCCATTGGCGAAAAGATGAAAACCGCCCGCAATGAAAAGAAAATGCAATATGAGGCTGCTGGAAAATTTGAGACAATAAGTTCAGAAGTGGGTACATTGATAGCCGGACGAGTGCCAAAAGCGGTTTACGAAGCCTCTGAAACAGAATTTTTAAATGAAAAATGGAAAGTGGACAATGAAGACGAAAATCTCGTCATCAATACTCGAAATAGATATTAACATTAACCTCTAAAACAAAAAATAAAAATGCTGACAAAAGAACAAAAAGAAGAAATCATTGCCCTAATGGACGAAGAGAAGGAACGTCTTGGGACATACAGTGCCGTAGCACGCAAATGCGGAGTTAGTGAATCCACCGTATCGCAGCTTCGAAAAGGTGTCTATCTGGGTGATAATGATGAAATTTTGAAAAAAATTGGTATTGCGCTCAATTACAGTTTTGAGGAAGGCTGCTGGCAAATAGCCGAAGACATTACCAACTTTCGTATCGTAGCCGATACACTGACTGATGCCAAGCAGGAGAGTATGTTTATGGGCATATCTCACCGCGCAGGCAGCGGCAAAACGGCTGCAGCCGAAGTGTTTACCAATCGGAACAAGCGACGTGCCGTATTCATGATTACGGCTCGTGAATGGAGCGGAAAAGTTTTTCTGACCCGCCTAGCCGGAGAATTGGGGGCCGAATTGCCGAAAGGGATATTGACGGTCGACCAGCTGATTGATGCCATTGCTGTTGCAGTTACCAAAATGGCAGCCTTAAAGCCTTTACTGATTGTAGATCAGGCCAATTCACTCAAGCCATCGGCATTACGCAGCTTCATTCACCTGTTCAATGCAGTGGAAGACCTGCTGGGTGTGGTGATTATCGGGACGGAGAATCTGGAAACGGAAATAAAACGAGGCATCCGGCTCAACAAACTTGGCTATGACGAGTTCGACAGTCGTTTCGGCCGTAATTATATCCACCTGCTTGGTGCCACGCTTGCCGACGTGCGTAAAATATGCAGCCTGAACGGCATCGACGACCCTTCCACACAGGAAGCCCTGTTCCGCAAATGTCAGCCGAAGCAAACCACTGTTGACGACGAAAAAACGCGCAACGGCAAAACCATTTATGTAGTGGAAGATATACGCCGCCTTAAACGCCTGATAATGGCAGAACTATTAAATCGGAAATACAATGAATAACAGATTCGCTTACTTCTATGAGCTGCTTGATCAGCTCCCACATGCGTGTAAAGAGGAAATTGTCTTTTCATTCAGCGATGGAAAAACTACTTCGCTGAGGGAATTTTACGCTACCGATCCGAAAGGATTTAAACGCATGATTTATCGAATGCAAACACTTGTTGAGAAGAAAAACGACCCTGCAACGAAACGTCTACGAAGCGGCATTCTCGTCCGTCTTCAGAAATATGGCGTGGATACTACCGACTGGCAATGCGTCAATCGGTTTCTGGAACAAAAGAAAATAGCCGGAAAACGTCTTTATGAGATGACCAACGACGAGATGAAGGAGTTGATTCCAAAGCTGGAAAGCATGTTGAAAAAACAGGCCGAAAAGTTGGATAAAATGAAAGAAACAGCCCTCTGTAATTAAAATAAAAAATCAGCTTATGGACAAGATCGAAAAAATGAAATTGGGACGACGAGCAGCTTACCTGCGTCGCTGTTTGCGAGTATCTGAGTTGATTGAACAATATGAAAGCGACTGCACCATTCGCCGGCGTGTTTTTGAAAAATATATTCAACCGGAATTGCACTGCAGTTACACAACGTTCAACAACATGCTTAACGAACGTAACCCTGCTCATGAGCTGGAAGAGATCGAACGCATGATGAAAGAATCCGGAACAAAAAACAGTATTGAGAAGTAAGTCTAACGAGTTAAGAGTTTGGAGTTTAATCATTAATAATAAAAAAAATAAAAAAATGGAAATCAATGAATTGAGTGTGGAAGAGCTTGAGAAGCTTTTATCACAAAAAAAAGAAGAAGAAAAATTGAACCTGCTGAAACGTAGGAAAGCTTATGAGAGCATACGGGCACAAACCGTGAATGAAATTATGGGCAGAGTATTGAGCGTAGCCAACCAAGTAAAGGAATTACACCATTTCGTAATTTCAGAGACAAACGCTTTCAGAGAAGTGATGCAGGATTATGGCGAACTGAAAAGAAATAATCAAATGAGTTTCAGAATTCAGCATGGCAATTACCGGATTGAAGTGAAATCATGTAAAGTGAAAAAATTCGACGAACGTGCAGATGTAGCCGCTTCACGATTAATCGATTTTCTGAAAAAATGGATCAGTAACAGGGAACAAGGGAGCGAAGATCCCATGTACCAACTTGCAATGACACTGCTGGAGCGTAATAAATATGGTGATCTGGACTACAAAAGCATCAGTAAGCTGTACGATTTGGAAGCACAATTCAACAATGAAGAATACAGCGAAATCATGCGGCTTTTCAAAGAAAGCAATGTAGTGGAAGGCACAAGATTGAATTTCTACTTTTATGAGAAAAATAAACTTGGCGTCTGGAACAAAATAGAGCCGAGTTTTAATATGTTGTAATTTTTAAAATTTACCACTATGGAAACATTTATGATTATTTTATTGGCTGTAATAGCTATTGTGCTTGCGTGTTGAATTTAAAACAGCTTAGCGAAATTGAAGATTTGGAGGACGAAATTAATCGGCGTAAGGCTGAGAACGATTCTTTAATGGACAGTATTAGAAGGCTTTGTTCTGCAGGTGATAAAAGCGTTAAACAATGAAGGCCATGATTACTGACGTTGAAAAAATAACGGGTGTTTCGGCTCATGAAATACTCGGATATAGTCAGACGCAACGAATTTCGCTCGTGCGGCAGCTCTACTGGAAACTGCTGCACGACAAGAAAGAATTTAGCTATACGACAATAGCCAAAATCACCGACCGAACCCGATCGGGAATATGCAAAGGCGTGTTGAGGGCAAACGATCTGCTCAAAATCGGCGACAGAATGGCGACAGAGCTTTGGGAGCAAATGAAGGAGATAGAGTGAAGAGTTATGAGTTATGAGCTACGAAGAGTTTTTTAAAGAGATATATGTTCCTGAAAGTTGGAAGTTTCTGGGGAAAAACAATGTAAGGAGCATAAATGGCGACATACTGAGTTACGGATTGCTGTATAAAACGGGGGATGTTATTTACCGTGTATTTTACCTCACTCAGAGCGAACGTGGCGGTATTGTGAAAAAAGAAGGTGAAAATTACAAGGTACTGATTGACAACAAGCGTCCGGAGCAAATCAATGAGTATTTGAAAACAGCTCGGAGGTAAGCTTAGTGACGAAAAAAATTGATATGAAACCCACATGTATTATATACACAAACACGAATAAATATAATATTCATACATGTGGGTTCCATCAGACCTTTAAAAAATAAATTATATTATGATGAAACAAAAAACTTACATACAGCTCAGCCTTTTCAACGAATCCGATTATAACATTAAGCATGATCACTCGTCAACACAAACACAAATTTTATCAGAAGTAATTTCTTATTTTATTTCAATAAATGAAAGCACTGACCCTGTTTGGTGGGGTTGCCGATGGAGCGAAATGGTTGTTTATACAGAACGTATTAATCCTGCACAAAAATCAGAAGGTTGTATGTCAAAGGAATATCCGTTTAATGTCTGGGAATTTGTAAAACAAGCGAACA